GTTTGGTTGGGATTGTAAGGACGAAAATGTATCTTTGCCATAGTATAAATTCTTATGCCTAAAGATACAAAATCTTCAGGTTATAACAAAGCCCCAGCTTGTGAAAGTCGGGGCTTTGGGCATAAAAAAAGAAGGTGAGAATTTTGACACACCTTCTTCTCCTTTTGCTTTCACCTTGGATAAAATGGTGCGCAACTCTTCGTAGGCTGAAAAGAAACCTATACAGCCGAAGTCTGCTTTTTTGTCGTGATAAGTTACGGCAACACCACCTTTTATATCAACTGTTGGGAAAACATCCGTACTATTTGCCCAGTACTTCACAACCTTAAACTTCGGATTATTCAATATGTTGTTATTCCACTCCTTAGGGGTTTTCCCTGCATTGAATAAGAAACGTGCGGGGTGTATCAGCGTACTCTTCTCTCCTAAACGCATGGCAATATCTATAAACAAGTGATATAGAGGGTCTGCACCATTGCCTGCTCCTCGATTTACCAATTGATACGGCGGATTTCCTATAATGGCGTCTATAGTCATATGTTTGTTTTCGTTTATGCCCCAAAAATTCTTGCCGTTACGTAGCGTATTTACGACTAGGTCTGAATTCTGGGATATGTTTTCAATTAAATTTTTATAATATTCGGCATGTACTTTCGTATCGCGGAAGCCGACGAGAGTACGGCGAGTAATACTACGAGCCATAGGGGTCTTGCATACTACAAGAATATTCTGTTCAATGGTCAGATCCCATAACTGCATGGCAAAGGCATTACCTACTTCTCCATATTTTTCTTTGGCCGCTTCCAAACGATTACGGTAAATGTTATAAGCAGCGAGCAATGGATAAAGACCGCTTTTCGAGTTGATTTCCATAATCAGACTGTCCGCTCTGAATACAGAATATGTTACCTCCCCCTTGTCCACAAAGCGCGGTGTTTCCAATGGTTGCTTAAACTCTTCATCCATAAAGCACCAACCTCCGAGGCAATCGCTTATGTGCATATTGACTACACGCCACGGAGTCAAAACTGTTTCCTTGTCAGGATTGCGGAATGTGTTGAATATACCAGCTATACGTTCAATACGCTGCTCTATGGTGAACTTGTCGGCAGCTCGAGTCATGGCACGGATGCGCTTCCCCGCTTCACGAAACACATCTGGCTCGTAGAAGCGCTTGAACTTGGCAAAGATGTCTTTGGTTACATCCTTTGGCATGAATTCTGTCCAAGAAGTATCGTCCACAAGATTGGCAAAGTTATCAATAGTTATCTCTTCATCTTCGTCTTTCAGTTCTGCTCCGAATATAAGCAGCGGCATACGAATAGAAATACCGCGTAGAATAGAAATGGCATCCTTACGCTGGTTATGTCGGTTCTTTAATTCGTCCAACCTGGCTTGCTCCTCTGGAGTGCGTTCACGTTTCGGCTTCTTTTCTAGTTTTTCTTTTTCCGCATACTCCTCATTTGTAAAGCCTTGCTTGTTAATATCAATATCACCAGACTTAGGCATGGCCTTGGTCTTACCGATGATTCCTTTCAGATTCTTGAAGTCTGCAAGATCCACATCCGTAAGTTTGAGTAACTCATCATTGTACAATGCCCCATCTTCGAAGCCACATTGCACCACCTTTTCTATCTGAGCTTTCTTGAGTTGCCCCATCATCTTGTTTACATCATATGGCTTCATTTGCGAGCCTTCAATGGATATGATAGGACAAAAATTCAGAAAATCGCCTAAAATATTGCGGTCTTCTTCCGTTGCCTTTCCTGCCTTGGCTGAGACTTTGGCAACTTCAGCCAACATCCGCAAGGTACGGTCTGGTGCAAAGTCGAAAGCATAACATTGCTCCTTCATACGTCCTTTATAGGTAAACGGTGTCTGCACACGGAATATGGTCTGCATATAACCTGCCGCAGATGTACTATATGACCCCGCCATCATGAATACAGCTGTCCACGGCTTTATGCTCACACCCGTCGTCAGTCGTCCGCAGGACAGGGTGATAGTGAATGTCTCGTCAGGATTCTTGCCAATAGCTGTATTTACCATTTGCAAAGCGTCTGCATTTTCTTCGTCTTCATCACCGTTGCCGGCCACATTGACAATTTCGAAGCAGCCGAATATAGGATGTGCTTTCAGTTTTGCACTCAATGCACGGGCAGCCTTGACACCCGGGACCACCCAAAGCGTATGACGAAATATACTACGATACCGGTCGTTGGAATAAGGATAAAGACTTTCCTTGTCCTCCTTGCACAACAACGACAAAAAATTATCTACATCATTTTCGTGAATGAATGTCCCGTCATCCTTTGTACGGAAGAACTCTCGAAAGTTGAAAGCCTTTTCATCTTCGGAATAATCATTCATCAACGCTCCGAGGTCGTAGGTGTAAATATTGATGGCCGGAAGAGAAGCATACGGATTAGGGTCGCCCATGTGCAACAAGTCCCATTCTGTTTTGGCGCGTTGCTCCATGGTGTAATCCCATGTGTACGTTTCCTCTTCAGTGTAATCATCAAGCAGATTGAATGGCGTCCCTGAAAGCTTAAGCACTTTCGTGTTTACCTTGGTCAGCTCCTTAATAACAGCCTCTCCCAATTCTGTACGTGTTCCTTCGTGGGCTTCATCCACAATCAGAAAATCCCATTCGGTGGAGAACACTTCATTGTTCTTGTCAAATTTTCCACCGACCAATTGGGCACCACGCATGTCCTGCATGGAGGCAAAATAGACATACTTGCCTCCTTTTTTCGCCAGCCGTTCAAGGGAATCGAAATCTTCTCCTTTTGTGCGGGAACCATAATGATAGTCGGTACGGTCGTAAAATATCTTACCGAAATCCTCAAACCAGCCCTCATCAACTACGGGACGGTGAGTAAGGATAATGGTGCGGCGCATATCTAAATCCCTTGCCACACGCAGGGCGCATAAGGTCTTGCCGAAACGCATTTTTGCATTCCAAAGCATTTGTGAGCCTTTCTTGAACTGCTTTTTTGTCTTGTCAATAGCAGCCTGTTGCTCTGGACGGAAGATTATAGGAGTTTGAGTATGGCTGATTTCACTTGCATTCAGACTATTCTGTCCATTCTTAACTGCATGTATCGCTTTCTTGATTGTTTCAAGATCGCAGCAGAACCATTCATTCGCCCCTTTCACAGTATCAAACGTCTTTTTCTTAACACCTGAACGCTCCAATACGCTATGTACCTGCTTATCGTTGAAGGAGCTAATTGTTCCACCTTTGAAAAATACGGTCATTTCCGTATGGAGCAGGGTATAGGCAATACCTGCCGTCTTCGTATATTGGTCAATACGATCACATGCAGCTTTGTTAAGTACCTCACTGTTGGGCAAAGGAAAGTTCCCGTCATCCTCCTCCAATGTTGTTTCACCCACTTTCAGACAATCCTTATGCCATTCATCGGAAATGGCAAAGACATATATCAGTCTGGATTTTAAGCTGGTTTCAAATGTTGCCATATCATACAACTTTTATTTTATCAGGTCTATAAACCTTATTTTTCTGTTATTCTCTCCCGTTTTGGGGTCTTTCAATCCCCAGTCCCTTATTAGGCAGTAAATCCCGTTATGGTTTCTGAATCCTCCATCACGACATCCTGAACAATATTCAACATTTTCAGTCGCTCCGAATAAGTCTCGCGTCATGACTTTTACACCATTCTTGCAACTGTCCGGAACAACTCCTTTAAGTCCGTCCATTTGCCAGACATTCCAGGAAATGATATAGGCTATATAAAGCAGGGACTTTGCCAACGGCATTTTTCCAAATTCTGCATAATAGTATTCCGCAAAGGAAACTAGCAGAGCCTCACGAGCCAAAAGCAAATTGTCTCCCTGCCATTCATAGGCATATATGTTCTTATAGGCTTCCTGCGCCATATCAAGCCATTCACCACTTGTTCCGGTGTTTTCACTGACTACACGCAGTTTCCGGTCGAGCATTCCGATGCGTTGATTCAATTCTATTGGAAGCCCGGTCGTAGTATCATAACGGCTGACGAGGTAAGGGGCTTCACCGCAAGTGATTTCCATCCTTGTTGCCCGGACATATGACTTCCATGTCTTGTTATTCGGGAAAGTAATTCTGTCGGGATTGGCCATCCATGTATGCTGCGTATCGTCAACGGTGTTGAATACATCTTTCCTTCCGAACCAAGCCTCGTCCACAAGATTGTTTTGAGCATTACAAACCCATGACGGAGTAAATACCTCTGCCATTTCCTTTGTCCGTTCCGTCTGTTCGTCCTTGCTCTTCAAGGCACGCGGTCGTATCACCATCCCGTTTTCGCCAATAATATGCCCAACTGTTATGGCATCACTATACTGAAATCCATCTCCTCTATGTGCATACGAATCCGTTGCCCAAAAGATATTCCGTCCTGTCGTATGGTCTTTGAGTAACGTTTCCAGTACTTCCGGATAAAGATTAAAAATCTCTGTTTCGTTTATATCAACATTTATTCTATCCATACCGTCAACGATAATTTTTCCATACCAATGTCCTAAATCTGCTTTGCAACTCACTCAATCGCTCCATAATCTCATCGAAAGAAGGTGCATTGGCATAGATGAAGCCAATTTGCATCTGCTTATAGTCGTCACGCAAAACATCTTCGATGCTTTCAGGAGGCAGGAACGATATTGTGTGTGGAAGATGACTCGTATAGTCCAATCCACTCCAAGCCGTGAACTTTTTACGATGAGTCACAATGTCCTCGTATAATTGTACATCCTGCATTGCTTCCATAGCAAACGGTTTATCCATCATCTTTACAATGTCATACATGTGTCGTGTGATACGTTCGATATGCGTACAGCCATTGGGACGGTTAAACTCTTCATGCAAAAGAAAAACCTTTTCCAGGAATGTTCGTCCCGGTACTACGGTAGGAACAGTGAATATAGGTAATGAGAACTCTTCACCTGGATAAGCTTCTTCTATCATGGAACGCATTTCCACATCTTCTGACGGTTCCATGAGTGAACGACAACTTATCTCAATTTTGACTCGTTCGGGTATATATTGCATTTTCGTTTGCAACACTGAATTATACTCGACAAACAGGACTACAGGATCAAGGTCACTGACAGATGTCTCCGGAACTATAACCTTACAGCTCTCTGATAGCCCAAACTCTTTTAATCTGGTCTCAACGTCGAGCGCGAAAGAGCCATCTATGAACTTCTTGGAGTCTTTCCGCAACTTAGTCCGTTGACTTTTAGTCTCAATATTTGTAAATCCGAGATATTGGGGATCTATTGCAAGGTCAATATCTTCTGAAAACCGTTCTATTAATCCCCAACCTTTGCTAAGGCTTGTTCCTCCCTTGAAAACAAAAGCTGCTGCATACGGCAAAGAAAATATGGCACGTAACACCATACTGACCCAGTAGTCCTTTTCTACGGCATTATCCACAATCCCTTTATCTTCGGCTACATTAGCCAAAATGGTAAGTTGTTCTTCTTTTGTAAGTTTAGTAAAATTCATAATGCAAGTCGTTGTTTAATCCATTGCGGGGCAATACTGTAATCGTATTTGATTTCATCAGGACTACCATATTTTTCAATGGCTTGTTTTATGATTGCAACCTGTTCATCTGTCACGTTATCTTTCCCTAATTCTTTCATGGCAGCGACTATAAGTGGAAACAAGTCTGTCTTGTAGGCAAAATTGCGAGGTGCGCTGCGCTTGAATATGATTTTACGGTTCCCGATAGTAAGTTCCCTTGCTGTGGCATCTGTCAAATAGACTGCATTCATCGTGACCTGTGTGGAAAGTCCCAATTTGTTCAATGCTGTCAATCCACTAGGTATAATACGAGCCTTATCCTTTTCCGCTATAGCGTATGCGATATCTTCTATAGAGGGACGAAGTACACCGAACTTATTCCGTAATGGATATAGATATAGACCTTGAGAAAGACGAATGAGCACACCCTCTTTCTCTAATCGGGAAAGCGCACGAGTAACTAGTCCGTCATTATTCAGATGGGCAAAATCACTCACCATATAAAGCCTGTTCGGTCCGTTTCGGTCTATGATGTTTCGTATTTCCTTCGTCAGTATCGTCTTCATATCCACAATGATTCTAGTTGCAAAGATACGATATTACTCTTGATGTAGCAATAAAATGTCCGAAATTCTTAAAGAAAATCGGACATTATAGAATGTACTGGTAATGCGTACAACAGAATCTATTAATTAGGATTTAAAATATGGTTATTAGAAATTACAATCAATCGTTTACAACATCGTGTAAGAGCAACATATAAGTGCCTTTTGTCATTGAAACGATGCGCATTTAAAACAACAACCGTATCAAACTCAAGGCCTTTAGTAAGCAATGTTGTACCTATTACTTTGCCTTGAATTTTACGGCCTTTTCTTCTCAATATATTGCGATTGCGCTCTATTGATTCTGCTGCAGAAACGCCAAGACGATCTGCATCTCGGAGGGCTTTGCATATATCATGTAAAAAATCCTTTCGATACACTTTCATATCAGGAATGTTTTCAATGGCCTCAATTAGAGAGGCAATGTTAGTATATGATTTCTTTTCCTTTAAGTCTGTAATAATAGCTTCCAAAGAACTTCGGATCAATTGGTCTGCAACTAATCTTTTGCTTTTTAATTGACCTGTATTTTTGAACCAAACATTAATTTTTGTTTTTGACCCAATTGTGCGCATCAAATTAACTATACTCTCTATTAGAGAACATCCATTTAATTTATCAAACGATATACAGCTCGAATAAAAAATATTATCATCAATCGACTCTATCATTTTTAACTGTGGGAACTGTTGAATGAACTTTTTCCTAGGCTCTACAGATTCACTTGTCGGGTGTATTAGCAAAACACTATTATCACGCAAGGCATTATATATTTCATTCTTATATAATGAACGTGAAATAGCATAATCATTTTCTGGAGCAATAACAATTTTGATTTCATGATAGTCGTGTAAATCAAGTGTATTAGCGGATAGAAGTTTACTGCGTATCGACAAAAGTTCTTGTCCTAAAGCATTTTTTCCTGCATTATTCCACCTCCATGGTATCTCTAATGATTGACAATTGTCATTAAACGACTTAAATGATTCCTCGGAAAAATCCACAATATGTTCTCTTCCAAAGTCAAATATGCCTTGCAGTGGATCACCTAATATGTGCGTCTGAAGTATAGTAGATAAAGACATTATCATTTGGTGTTGACCCACTGTACAATCTTGGTATTCATCGACTATAAGATGATCATATTTTATAGCTAAATACTTTTTTATGGGTAGTGCTTTCAGTATTTTTATTGCATGCTCTATGGCAAAATGAAATAAGGAGTCTGCATCAGACAATGACGGTATCTCATCTTTATTAAGATGATAAGTCTTGACTAAATTCAGTGCAAAACCACAAATGGTTTCAAGCTGATATGCAGATGATGGAATATTCTTTAACTGAAATTTTTCTTTTAACGAAGCAATACCTGCATGTGTATGTGTCAAAACTAATACTTGCTTCTCTCCTCTATATGAAGCAACACATTCTGCTATGGTATATGTCTTACCAAAGCCGGCAGGGGCAATAACCATACTCTTATTTGCCGAAAGGAAGGATTCTATATCCATTATTACTTATCAATCCAAGATGAAATCATATCTATAATACTTTTAAGCCGACTATCATTTGCAAGTTCGGAATAATGAGTCAAAATACATTTTCCCATAAGCTCACCATAATCTTGTCTTTTATACCATTCCTTCTTTTTTGCTGCAAAACCAAGAGCTAATCTTAGTTCGAAACTTTCGTTTACATACCAGTCTTTTGTTCGTGCTATTTTATTCTGCAAAAAAGCATTTGTACTATCAAAGATCATGGCCTCAGCTTCAGCAGCTGTTTTATATCCATCTTCTTCTATTTTATTAATTGCAACCTGAATTAGTTCTTTGACGGCATTCCAAGGCGCATCATTAAAAACTTGTTGTTCAATAGAATTATCTTCATTACAATCTATTACTTCTATTCCTGCATGCTTGAATTGTTGTTTACAGTTATTGACTTCTTTACAATCCGAGTCGCATAATAAAGCTGTTGGATACGATAGATTATTAAAACCTGTTACATACCCAGACATCCCATTCCCTGTTCCGTCTGCAAATCTTACCCCCTTACAAGCCACAGATTCTTTACCTGAATCTATTCTAAACTGATTAATTGCACGGCAAAAGCCTATTTCAGTTGCGCCCTCACACACTATAATTTTTCTTGCAAAAAAAGCTTCCGGATTCTTTCTAATACAACCTTGCATTTCTTCATCAACATGTTGTAAATGTGATGCCCTCTTCCGTAAAACATAAAGTGCAGTACAAGGAATTTCAACGATAACATTACTAGAATGAGTTGTAATGATTATTTGCTTATTTGTATATTTTGAAAGCCTATTAACAAGGTGCTGAACTCTATCAGGTTCCAGCCCTTGCTCGATCTCGTCAATTAAAATAACACCTGAAGGATGAGTTAAAGCTAATTGAATAGCAAGGGATAAAAGCCGTTTAGATCCTTTCCCTTTTAAACGGAACGGTATTCCATTCTCGTGAATGCTGACCTTGTTCTCGCTAATTGCAATATCTTTATGGTCAAGCATAGCCTTCATTTCATTTAAAGTTATTCCTAAGTCACTGGCTACACTTTTTATTTTGTTTATCACATCTTCGAATTTGTTACCGATATTTGCATCAAAAGCATTTTTGGCTTCTCTAACTACATCTAAAACACGATTTTCATTATCATCTGTATGATTACCATTCAGTTGTCGATAGAGGCTATAAAGAGGATTCCCTTTGTTTAAAGAAAAATGACGATCTGTATATTCCGACACAGAGAAAACATTTAGTTTTCCCCTGTCAGTTGCCTTTATTATAGAGGACTCTACACCATTATAGGATATCACTTCCCAAGAGGGCTCCAAATCTTTCCCTACAGTAAGCCGTACAGTAAGAGCTAGTAGCATCATGCGCTTCTTCGGACTCCATATCATCAATTAATCGGTTGTCTTTTGTTATTCCTCGAAGATGGTCACTGTACTTCTTTATCATTTCATCTGGAACATCAGAAACCACTCCCTCTATAACAATGGGGGATGTGGTATCACACATATAAAAATCGCTATCATTCAGGCGTATACTCCAAGAGGGTGCAAAAACATAAGCAATTGCATCTAAAATGGTAGATTTACAAGAATCTCCACGCCCAATTATGCAAGTAACGCCATCAGATAATAACTGTTCGAAAATTTCTATTCCTCTAAAATGTTGAATTTTTAGATATTTTAATTTTGCCATACTCTTTATATACGTTATTATGTTCTTAATCTGCCATTCTCTGTCACATTTAAAATTTGAACATTAGAGTATATCCAAATTTATTACTCTTATTTTGCGATGAAAGAATGACTTTTATATGATTCAGTAATTTGCGTTCCATATTATTTCACCGCATAATATGCAAATATAGCTATATTTGGCGCAAGTACAGTTTAATGAATAGGTTAAGTATTACACAATGCATAATTAAAATGAATAAAACACAAATTATTATCGTATGCACTTACTTTATCTACATGTTTTATACGCCTAAATATCACTTGCCTATTTAATCTAAGTGATATTTTTTACCTTTTACTTCTTATGGGAACTTTATGGTATCAAATCACAAAGAATATTGAATAAATAATTTGATAATCAGCGGAATAAATAACAATATTCGGTTCGAAGCGTGGAACTGCAATGCCACGTCTTAAGTTAGAGGTCCTGAGAAAACCTTGTAGTACAGATATGGAACAAGCAGTCCCACGCTATAGCGTGAGAACCACTATGCAAATCCTTGTACTACGTTTGAAATTTCTCAGGTTTCTAACCTACAAGATAAGCATAACGCTTCTAAAAATCTAATATGTCTTGGAAAGAGGATATACTCAATCCATTTGCAAAATTAATACAATTAAATTATATATAGCTTTTTATCGTGTCTTTTTTCAAATTTTGTTTATTTGTCCGCGCTTACGCAATGAAGGGCAGGTTATAATTTCTTGAACAATTCGGGCTTTCCGGACGATCGGGAGAAACTTTTGACAAGCGTATATTTAAGTTGTCGGTGAAGTATCGACTTACGGACAAACATTCGTTTTACCTGATGGTTCCTCTCTATGTGGATTACAGCAGTAAAAAAACGGAAATACCATAAGACTGATAATATCATTCCCTGTTTGCATCGCATCTGGGGAACGGAACTCGGATATAATTATATCGTGTTTGATTGGAAAGGCATCCACGTATTCGGGGGCATAGTTTTTAGCTATTTACATTCAAAAAGAGATATTAAATATCTTACAGAGTGGGATGGAAATAAATGGACTGACCATTTTTTCTGAAGAAAAAGTATAATGCTTATGGCTTGTCTCCCCAAGTCGTCATTGCCTATCGGTTCCGGCATGTAGGGTGTGAATTGAAATATAAATACAGCCTATACAGGGTGAAGAGCGATGTGCGTTGGATAGAATCAGATGGGAGTGTAAACGAAGGATAAGAACGGTATCGATTCGACCACTACTTCGAATCGATACACGGTTTGTCAATAGGATTGTTTTATTACTTTTAAATATTGAAATCATGAAAACGACAATATTAAAGATTTTATTAGGACTATGTGCAATATTTGCTGCCCATGCACAAACAATCACAGAAGATGGACAGCATAAAGAGTTGGCTTGGCTTACGGAATAAACTTGTTACATAACATTAGAGCCGACCAACGGAACAATCAAAAACATACGATACCTGTTGGTATAAAGGCTAGCCAGCAGTATTTGTGTATTCTTTTCATGGAGATTATATTGATATTTATTCCATTTTTCATAGAATAGTTTGATTTTTATGATCTTTTTAAAACTATTGGGATTTTCGAGGTATCTTTTCCCACCACATATGTTACGCATTCATTTTTTGAATACGAACAAATATTTTTCAGAAGCTGATATTATGACTATGGTTTATATTTCATTTCCTCGTATTTCAACCATAAATAATTATTTCCACTTTTTCTCTATGAAATTATTGCTCATCAAAAAATATTCATATCCTTATATTTTATTTTTCTCTTCGGGATTTTTCTTTAATCAAAAAAATATTCTTACCTTTGTTTCAAGGAGAGTTGCCTTATGAGTATGAGGCTGTAAAGTACTGAAATTAGCACAATTTCCAAATCGTTACCCGAAACTTTTTAAAAATTCTATAAGCGTTTGTCTTTCAAATCAATCCATTAATCAAATAAGAATTTAAATTAAATACACTTTAACCAATGGAAGAATTAACAGAGTGGCTTGATGCCAATAAAATATCATTTAAAATGATAGACAACGAAGTCATAGAGATCGAGGACTTCGGCAAAATGTTTTTGGCCGACCTTAGCGGTGTAAAATCCATCTTTAAGGTAAAGGATGATGAAGTGTCTTTCAATCTCATGGAAGATCCTTCAGTTCTGATGGAAGAAGACATCTATTATGTCGCATTCAAGTTCGGTGACAACTGGTATTATTATGATTTGAGGGAAGAGTTCAAATTCAACATATTGAAATATATAGGCAAACGACAGGCCGTAAAGACCGATATTCCCTTTGTCAACCTGGGAGTACATACCCCTTATGAATTATTGAACGGCTCAGGGGATTTGGGTTTATGGGTCAAGAAAGCCAAATATCTCGGTCATACGGCTATCGGAATCTGTGATCGCAATACGATGGCGGCAACCTTCAATCTACAAAAGGAATGTGACAAGGCCGGGATAAAACACGTATCCGGCTATTCGTTCACTCTACAGTTCTATGATGAGAAAGTGGATATGAAGGTATATTCCCTATCGCAAAAAGGGCTTCGCAATCTTCTTCGCATTCAAAAGGAAATCATGGTGGATTCAGAAGAGAACGTACTGACGCTTTCGCAGCTTTTGACTCACGGCGAAGGAAACGTATTGGTATTCGGTAAACTTTCTTCGTACTGGATGAAAAAGAACATGAATGTCGTAAAAGAACTGGAAAGAACATTTGATATGATGTTCTATCAGGTTGATCTAAGCGAATACAAGGCAGAGAGAATTGATATTGAAATTCTTAATGCCACCAAGTTCTATTTCGATAACTTTTTCTTGGAGGACGAGGGAATATTTGAGGTGGAGCCGATTCTTATCTGTGACAACTACTATCTTGATAAGGACGATGCGAAGAACAAGATTATTCTGAACAAGATTGCAACAAAGGCGGCTCACAACCAGAGTGACGACCAGTATTTCAAGGATATAGACGAGCATTTGGCAATGTTTCAGTCTATATTTGATTCTGAGAAATGGGATGCGGAAGCCCTCTTGGAACTTATGTGCCAGCCGACCGTGGAAATAGCGGAAAAAGCTACGGCACGATTTGAAACAGGACGAAATTTCATGCCGCAATACGACATGACACCGGAAGAGAAAGCCAAATACGGAGATCGCCATACCATGTTTCTTGAATTGCTGGAAGAAGGATTTCAGAAACTCGTTCCAAAAGGCAAGGAAGATATATATCGCAAACAACTGGATTATGAAATTTACGTGCTTGAATCCACCAATAACGTGGATTATATGCTGGTTCAGTACGATACGGTCAATTATGCACGGAAAAACGATATTCTGGTCGGTTGTGGGCGTGGTTCTGCTGGTGGTTGTTTGGTTCTTTATCTTCTTGGAATTACACTTATTGACCCGATCAAGTACAATCTCCTGTTTGAGCGATTCCTGCTGCCCGAACGTGCCGGACTCTATCAAGCTGACACTACAATTATCGGGAATGACATGGAATCTACCGAATACATTGAAGTGGAACTGGAGAATCATAGAAAATACAAAATAGATAAGGATGCGGAGTTAATCGTCAAACGAGATGGGACAGAAGAACCTATAATCGTTTACGCAGATGAATTGAAACCTGACGATGATGTTTTATTTGATAACAGGGATGTATTGTTTACCCTGAATGAGATTTGATTTTTAACCGGATTAAAATATAACCAAAACTGATTTATGAGGATTATTAATGTTAAGCCTGTCAAAAGTGAACAGGTGGTTAAAACTATTGACTGTTTTGTAGGCAATGGATATTTGCAAGGTGCAGGAGGATCGTTGCCGGATGTGGATACCGACTTCCAAAGCGACCGTAGACAAGAAATCAAGGAGTACATTGAAAAGAGATACAATCACAATGAAAAACAACGTGTATTTTCTGCTGGTACGCTTACTACATTAAAGCTAAAAGCAGTTTTAAAGGATGTGGCTCGTGTGCATCGTGTTCCTGTAAATATAGTGAACTACATTACAGCCATTTTCGATGATGATAAAATGACTTGGACTGACTTGTTCAAGTTAGCTGCCACAAATAAAAAAATACGTGATTTCATCATCAAATATCCGCTTGTCATTGAAGACATTAGAGGGTTGATGGGACAGCCCCGATCTTCGTCTATTCATGCTTCAGCACTTTTGGTTACACCTGACCGGAAAGATGATGAAGACTTAGAATGCTTTGACTTTACTCCTATTAAGAAAGTTGATGGAATGCTTGTTTCTGAAGTGGATGGGTATTCATTAGATGAACAAGGACTTTTAAAAAAATGACTGTCTGGGTATCAAAGAATTATCAAAAATAAAAGCCACAATTGATATTTGTAATGACAAATACAATGCAAATCTGACATTTCAAGGTATCACACAAAGTGGATTAGATGACCCAAAGGTGTATCAGCTTTTAAAAGAAGGTCACACTCAAAATATTTTTCAATTTTCTTCTGTCGGCATGACCAAGTTCTTAATGAGCATGAAGCCGAACAAAATAGAAGATTTGATTGCGGCCAATGCCATGTATCGTCCGGCTACATTGGATTCCGGTTCTGCGGACAAGTATGTAACCTGCAAACTGGGTGATGCGGCTCCAGTATATCTATGGGGAACATATAATATACTGAAAGAAACTTATGGCCAAATGTTTTTTCAGGAGGATTTGGCGCAGATTTCAAGGGAAATAGGGGGATTTTCATTGGGTGAAGGAGTCAAGTTGGTAAAACTGATCTCGAAAAAAAGTAGATAAAATCAAAGCCTTGAAAGACAAATTCATGGAAGGAGCTTTGACCAAAGGATGCCCCAAAGACGATGCTGTAGCGATATGGGACATGATTGAATCCGGAGGCTCTTATCTTTTTAACAAGTGTATTGCTGGATACGAAACCATTCTTCGTACAAATGGAGGAAAAAATCCCTAACGATAGCTGAAATGTACAAAACCATGCACGATTCAAAATGGGCTGAAGAAAACGGACACAAATACCTATGTCAGAAATACAGAAGAAATGGATACGGCACCGGATGGTCATTAGACAAGAATGACAGGTTAATAAAAAACTACATCAAAGACATTCGATACATGGGGATCAAACCGATTTATCGGATAACTCTTGAAAATGGAGCAACTATAGATGTGACAGCCAACCATAAACACCCGACAGCAAGAGGAATTAAAAGAACAGATGAACTTGTGGTTGGGGTGGACAAAATGTATGTGAATGCCGGATATATAAAATCAGACACCAGTTATCGTTTTACAGACAAAGGCATGAGAAACGATCCTCGTTATCATTCAGATAAAAACATGGAACACTACGAGCTGAACAGCAAGAAAGGACATATAGGGTTTTATAAACGAAAAACAAATTACACACAATTCAAATTTTACAGAGAAAACTTAAAAAAAGACTATTGCGAAATTTGTGGTAAAAGAGATTGCAGACTGGAAGTTCATCATATAAATAAAGATCACTCAGATTGCGGTGAAAATTTCTCTAACTTACAGACTTTGTGTGCTTCTTGTCATAAAAAAGCCCATTATCAGATAGGACGAGTAAAACAAAGTGAAAAAGGATTGGATGTAGAAACAATAAAGGTTGTTTCAGTTGAATATCTAAAAGATGATGAAGTGTATGATGTTGAAATGTACGATCCGTATCATACGTTTGTCACCTCAAAAGGAATTGTCACTTGTAACAGCCACGCCACTGCATACGCCATTACAGCCTATGTGGGAGCGTTTCTGAAGGCCAACTACCCTTCAGCTTTCTATACCATCGCCCTCCAGTGGGCAGACGACAAAGAAATCCCATCCCTCATGTCAGAAATGGAACAATGCAGCAAGGCTAAAATCGTGCATCCGGATATTAATGTTTCCGATGTGCAATTCTTTACCGACTACCAGCATGACGAGATATTCTGGTCGCTTACCCGTATCAAGATGGTAGGTGTCAAGACCGTTGAGTACATAGTGGAAGAGCGTCAGAAGAACGGGGCATTTACATCCATCGAGAATTTCATCCACCGCATATTCAAGTACAAACTTAAAAAGTACGAATACTGGGATGATCCAGATAACGAGGAAGAAGCAAGAAAAGTACCGATAAACGCCCGGCACGTGAAACACCTTATTCTGGCAGGATGCTTCGATAAGATTGAAAACGTCAAGTCGCTTCCGGAAAGATACAGGATTCTTTGTGTAGCAGCCAAAGAATTGGGGTTTGATCTGAAAGAAGAGGATTTCCCATCCGACATGACAGACAAACACTATTTCTGGTCAATGCTTCAGATCGAGGTATCAGGTATCGGTTCCGTTGATTACAGGAGAATATATGACAATTCGGAAGCCAAACAGCATATAAGGGGAAGAGCTTCCTATATGACAATCAAGGATGCTTTTCTTAAAGAAAGCGAAGGTAAACGGATAGCCGTATGCGCAACCGTTCTGGAACATGACGAAGTGGAATATCAGGACAAGAAAACAGGCGAGAAGAAAACTTTCTGCAAACTGAAACTGCAACAGAATAACGATATTATCGAACTGGTGATGTGGGATGATTTCTACAAGGCGAACCGTGATAAAGTTATTCAGTCAAAGAACAAAATGATTATCGTGTCAGCTATAATTAAATACAGCGACTATTCCGGTTGTCATTGCTTGCAGACATACAAGTCTTCCATGCTGTTCAATGTCTGAGAATTGTAATCAAGTGAATTACTAACCATATACAATTAAACAACATGCTTATAGAAAGAGAAACTGAATGAAACCTGTAATTATTGCCATCGTTGGAAGATCGGGAAACGGTAAAACCTATATGGCCGAGTTCCTTAGAAAGAAAATGAACATTCCGACTATCGTGTCATACACGACCAGACGCAAAAGACCCGGTGAAACCGATGGCATGGAACATTTCTTTATTGGAAGCGAACAAGTGCCGGAAGGGGACGATATGCTGGCATACACGGTATTCGGAGGTGAACAGTATTTCGCTCTCCACAGCCAGGTTCCTAAAGGTGGAATTTGCACCTATGTAATTGACGAGGCAGGACTGGAATGTCTTGTCAAGGATTTCGGGAACAGATACCTCATTGTCCCTGTCGCAGTGAAATGCTCGGAAGAAACGCTCATTAAAAGAGGGATCGAGCCGGACAGATTAGCGAGGGACAAAAGACGTATTCACATAAACGATAGTTTTTATGATTGTATCATCATCAATGATGGGACAATAGAAGAGTTTGAGAATAAAATATTAAGTGAAATCAATAAATTATAAACTAAAACTTTAATTATGGCAGCACCGAAAAGCGAACCGACCGTTTTTGTCGGGATTGTACTCGATTTTGAAACCGGGGATTTAGACCCACAAAACGGAGCTTGTACCCAGATCGCAATGAAAGCGGTACGGCTCGATACATGGGAGGTTATAGACACTTACATGAATTATATCTACCCCTATAAACACAAGAGCGATATTTTGGGCAAGACACGAAAGAAGGTTCTGAAAAACAAAAGGGAAATTGAGGAAGAGGAAGGGCAACTGATGAAATATGAGGAAGCAGCTCTTACCTACTCGGATATTTCAATGGATATGTTGTATGAAAAAGGAGTTGATGTCGAACAGGTGGCAAGTGACGTGATTGATTTCGCCACAAGAAACACCCTTTCCAAATCAAAGACCGCAAAGCCGTTTCTTATCGGGCAGAACATTGTTTTTGACTGCGGTTTCCTTCAGCAACTTATGGCCTATGGAGGCAAACTGAAGGAATTTGCCAAGGTTTTTGCCGGAATCACTGACTTTTGGGGGAACTTCCAGCCTCATTATGTAGACACGATAGACTTGGGCAAGCTCACATTTGCCGGTGATCCGGAAGTGACATCGTACAAACTGGAACTGCTGGCAGAACGGCTCGGTATCGAATTGGACGATGCCCATGATGCGGATGCGGATGTTACCGCTACTCTTAACGTGGCAATCGTCTGTTCCAACCGACTGAGAAATTCAGACGGATCATCTACGGGTGCAGGACTTCAGAAAAAGGAAAAATCAAGAACACACTTTAAAATCTAAATGTATGACGGAAGAAAATGAAACCGTATCGTTCAGAAAAGACGAAAGGATGAGATACGGGGTTCTCGGATATGACGGAAACGAGATGATGGCGGCTATTACCGGATACGATCTGGATGTGTCTTTCAATATGCGTCTTATCAACTCGCTGGCAGATGCGGGAGCCTGTGCCGATGCTTTGGCCGATGTCTTTTACCAAGCACTGATGGAGCAACTTATCTCCCTGAAACCCGATATAGCAAAAGAACAGGTGGCGGCTGTGACCAGTGAAAAAGAACAAACCGATACATAACAAACACCCTATTCTTAATAAAAGCCCGACATGACACTACCTGTTCTATGTTGGGCTTTAATAATATCAATTCTATGAAAAAGGAAAATAAGGTATCTGCGTCCGAGATGCTAAAGAACGAACTGGGACTGACGAAAGCGGAAAGCCTGTTCTGCGACCTGTATATAAACGGTGGGAGGGAATTTGCAGGACAGCACTGTAAATGCTATAGGGAAGCATTTCAGGATTCCGGTTCTGGTGTCAGTCTAAAAAGCAGGCGGCTGCTTGGCAAACCCCATATCTCGGAACGTATCAAGAAATTAAGTGAACAACAGCAAACCGATACGGAGGCTATCGCTGTAAAGTTACAAGTTACCGAAACTCTCAAAGCGGTGATGGAAGAAACTTCCACCGCCAAATACAAGGACAAATGGGGAATGGACTTGTCCCCGGCTCCACTTCGGGCCGTGGCGGTCAATGCGGCAAAAGCACTGATGGATCTGTACCCGATCAAACACGCCCAGGAAGCAAAACTGAAGATCGAAGGGGGTGGCGACAATGGTATCATCTTTAATGTTATAGTTCCTCAGAAAGAAAACAATGGAGAAGAAGAAAGGCACGAAAGCTAAACGGACGGAAAGAAATGTTTACATGGCCATCATAATCATTCTGGCATTATACGGACTGAGGGATTCATTCAGAGTATATAAAAATCAAAGACTAAAAACTATGTTTTCAAAATTAAGCAAGCAAACCAAAACCCAAGAGATCGAAAAACCTCAGTCATTTGCAAGCCAACTGGCAGAAGCAACCAAACTTTTTACCGATGCGGTAAGCAAGCTAAAGAATATCAGTAGCGGAGTTTCAAAGAAAATGGAAGAAAACGATGCAAAAATCAAAAGCCTGTCTGTGGAAAATATCGCTCTTCAAGAACTTAAAAACAAAGCGGACAAACAAGCGGAACAGCTTAACCGATTGATCCAGTCATAAGCCGTCCAATATGGAACAGCAAATATGGGACAGGCGTTGGGAAAACGGATATTGTTTTCCTTTTCGGAACGCAGAAACAGGACGGTATTACGCAAGAGATATTTATGACGGTTCCATTATTCCGACCTCTTACAGCAAAAGTCTGAGGGAACTTAGAAGAAAGGTCAGAGGATATGTTTCTGAAAACCTGATACAGAGAGAGGCAGCGTTTTGACTGCCTCTTTTTCTAATTAAAATATTGATTAATAAGAAAAGAACGATCTTCACAGATAGTTCTTTTCACAATGCAAAATATAAAAACCGAATTTTTGGCACTATAAAATATTTTGTGTAAATGGAAAATACGGGATTCAAGTTTGAGTCTCGTATTTTTTATTTTATAGATTTGCAAAATGAAGAAGATTATGAAAGAAAAGAATC